GTGATAAGAGACCTATTATATACACCATTTCAACAGCACAAAAGCGAAAAAAAAAAGCGGGTATATTATACCCACCGACGAAAAAAAAGGGTGGGTATAATATACCCGCGGGCGGTTCTTCTTAGTGGGTATATTATACCCACCCCGAAAACAAAAAAGCGGGTATAATATACCCACCTGAAAAGCTGATTTTATGAGTAAGTCCACGAGCCGGTAAAGGTTGCAAGGATGGAGCTTGCGTCAATGTTTGCCCCGTCGGGTTTAGTGCCCATGATGGTTTGGAGTTCCTCAATTTTGAAATTGTACTCATCGCCGGCAGTCACCATTTTTCCAACACCAACCCAACCGCGGGTGTAAATGGTAGCCGTGCCAGACACCACATTTAATTTATACGGTGCACCCATCACTGGAGAAAAGAGGATGGCCCCATCCCGCATGACTAAAGAGCCAGTACGACCGGTGAGCGTGTATTCGTCCCCGCGCATGGTGAGGCGCAAATCTCCGGCTTTGGTCAGTTGCCCACGATAAGGCGACGCGGTGCCGTCCATGGATACCCCGGTTTTGCTGATGTTAATAGATCCACCGGCGCAAACGTGGCCAGTTTGTCCGGGCACTGGGTAAACGTTCAAGCCTTTGTCACTTTGCACGAAAAGGAGGTGATAAACGGAAAAGAAAGATTCGCCTTCCCAGTTTTGCTTTTTGTCCGCGTCTTGGTCACGCTCGGGTAATTCCTCCACGCGCTCAACGTATTTATCTGACCCGCTCTTGGCGTGAATGTGGAAGTATAGCTCACCAATTCCGACGCCGTCGCCAGTTTTGCGAGTGTTTACGGTGTACGTTTCACCGGGAGCGCTAAACATACGGCCACCGGCTAGGAAAGTGACGGAATCACGAATGGTAAAAGTAACAGGTCCGCCAATGGTGCCAGATGCGGTGCTCTGGATCATTCCGTCCCGGTCACCGTTACAGATGACATCACCAAAACCTAAAAAACAATCACGGCGGATCCGTGCGTCCACCTTGGCTTCATACGGTACCAACTGGCCCGCCTTGTCCTTCCCTGGTTTTGCCTTGCTTTCAAATGTGTAAGCTTTAATCATTTGATATTGTCCTTTCATTTCGGTTTAGAAGTTAATATATTAACCGCTTAATATGAGGGCTGAAATTTAATATATTAACCGCTTAATATGAGGGCTGAAATTTAATATATTAACCGCTTGATATATTAAGCGCCCGCCCTTATGTCGCCGGGTGTGCGTCCTGCACAATGCCCGGCATGATGTGGGCACACTCCGCGGTGTACATGTTGCCACTTTTTAAGGCTTTGTCATATTCCGCGAGAAAATGGATCATCCAGTCATCACGACTTGCTAGCCAGTGATTGAATAACATTTGCACCCCAACAAGCGGAGTGATAAGGCGCGTGAGTACCGTCTTTTCATCGCTTCCGATTTCTTGGACCGCCCGTTTGAAATCGTCCGCGTTCCCAATGTTGATATCTGACTGGTAGGAGTTACCCTTTTTTATGAGGTGTGTGAAAGTCCACAGGGGCACCACATAAACCACATCGAAAGCATAAATGGCATCACCGGTTGGAAAATCCGACCCGTAAGCCCGCAAGCTGTCATCACCAGCACCCAAAGTGAGCTGATAAGTGGCGTAAGGAATACGAGCGGAGAGCGTCACCTTGGCGTAGCACTTTTCGTTGTAGCTATCAAAAAACGGTCTCGGTTTGCGGTCATATGTCGGCACGTAGTTGTGGCTTTTTAGTCGGTCGAGTTCGGTCCCTGTGATGTACTCGACATTAGAAACCGACACAAACACATCATCCACATGCAAATCAGCCATAAGCCCTGACATGGTCAAAGAACCACCGCTTGCGATCGTAGTCGGCCAAGATGAGGCAGAAGAACCCGACAACCACCGGGCTTTATCATTAAAGCCACGTAAACCACTACCGCCCCCTGTGTTGGTTACTGTGAGTGATGCACCGGACAAACTCACCGGGTGTCGGTATACGTTGTACTCACTAAGTGGTCGGTCTAGTTCCGTAGTATATCCATTGACCGCAGGTTTGCCGGGGTATAGATGAGAGGCCAAACCCCACCAATCCGAAAGCGTCGGGTTATAATTGAGATCTATCGCATCGCGGGAAATGATACCAAACAAGCGAGACCCTACGACGGTATCAAGATCGGCTTTGTAATTTCGAAACACCGGGTCCTCACTCATGGTGTTGATATTTCCATAAGCTAAGAGACCGGGTATGCTGTCGGTCATGTCTCGGTTTTCATGATATGGGGTGTAACCAATCGCCGGCTCTTCAAAAACGTACCGGGAAAGGTCGCTTCTCACCATTCCCCACCAGCCGGTGTCTTTGTCACCTGTTAGGTATGTCGCCACCTGTCCGGGTAGATTGTCACCGTTTCGGGTAACATATGAGCCGGACGGCGTGCCGACGCTAGAAGACCAGCGCCAACCTTGCGGGGTTGGGTTGAAAGCGTATGGGTTGTGATTGTCAAGCGTATTAGCGGTGACCGCCACCGAATCGCGCGGAGTTAGAAACAATGGAGAAGAAGCGCCCGTTACTGGTGCATAATATACCAAAATAGATGCATAAATACCCGAGTTGCCCCGCTCGTTGGGCTGGCGTTTCACGTCGTTAATAGATGGTTTATATCCATCTTGGCCAATGTATGGACGGCCGGGGATCGTGATTGGGTCCTCGTCCGGATAGCTCCAAGCGTTCAGCGTGATAATCCCAACGCCCGCTTTTGGGTCCAACGTTCCCGCCACTTCATTCGTTACTTCCAAATACCGCCCCGCAACATATCCGCGGGCCCGATTAATGACGGTTTTTCCATTGCTTAAAATGTACCCGTCAAGGTCTACCACACACATAGGCGAAGACCCACGGCCGAGAATTTCGGAGTCGTTACGGATGGATGAGTCCTCCAAGTTTGACCCAGTCCGCGCCCCCATAATGGTATCCATTACCGAGGCATCATCACGCGCCCAGGTTAAGTGCTGGTCTTCGCCGTTTGTGTCAAATGTCATCGGTGCGATCATAGTCGAGTACCTCGCAAGTTTTGTATTTTGGTGATTTCGTCAGCGACACCTCGCGCACTTGGTGGAGGCCATCCGCAACCACAAAGGAACCCGCGGATAACTTGTCTCCTAGGTTTAGCTCATCGCTTTCTAGTTGTGCGAAATGTTGGTCCAAAATGCGAGCGGTCCCAATCCGTCGGCCGTATAGGTTATGCTCGACAATTACCGGCACCGCGTCGCCAATGTTACACGCCCGCAAATGGTCGGGCAAAATCCGAGCTTTAAATTTTGTCATTTTAATCCCCCCATACGCTGCCGATTTCAGGGTTGTAACCGTACCACGGTAGCGTTTCGATTGTATATTTACGCCCATTTGGTGTATAATTAACCTGTACGACGGACGCATTGGCACCGATAACGGAAGCACCAAAGCTGGTGGAGTGATACAAGGTCAAAACTTCATCACCTGAAAAAGTGGCATTTCCGTAATAATCATTTTCACTGAGTGTAAGTTGTACGGGTGTATAAGTTGCTTTTAGTGAATTGATCATGGCGCGCTTTAAATTCCCCCGCACAATTTTGAGCCAGTCAACTTGTACGCCGGCAAGTTCCACAACTTCGCCGGGTTTATCCATTAAGGCGTCCGCCAATAGCTCTTTTGCTGTTTGTGGGTTGATTGGATCGCCCAGAGCTTCGCGTACTTTATCGGCAAAAGCCTTTTGGAAATCCTCCGCCTGTTGGTTTTGGGCGTCGACTTGTGCTTTTTTATCATCCCACGCTTTTTTGTCGGCTTCATACTGGGTCTCATCACTGTAGGTGGTTTTGTCCGGTGCTGGTGTGTCCATTTTGGCTTTTTGTGTTGGGTTGTCGTGTGTTAGGTCGGTGAGCTGACCGTAACCAACAAGCACTGTTTGAAGGGCGGTGAGTCCATAGCCGGTATAATCGGCCTCAGTTACTTGCCCAATGGTTTTATAAGTCACGCCGGATTCCGTAGCCGTTGCAATTACCACACCCGCGCGCACGTAGTCGTCCCCGTTGTCTTGTGGTTGAATCCAAATGGTCGCGGCCGCGTTATTGTGAGAGAGTTGAAGCTGGATATTTGCGCCCGGTTTGGTTCTCACGCTGTGTCTTGGCGGTCTACCGTCCACACCGTTATAAATGTAAGAAAAGACGTAGTACCCGCGCCCGTCATGTTTAACAACAGCCCCCATGGTTAGCGTTTGCGTTTTTCGTTTGTTGTCGTCAGTGTAGGAGTAGGAATTTTTGACCGCCCGTGTGATGATGTCGTAGGGCTTCACGTTTGTGCGCGTGAAATCGTCAGAAAATGAAGTGGAAAGGGTTTTCCAAAAGTTATCCGATCCGTTATACATAAAAGGCGTAAACCCGCGGACCCCGTTTTCCTTGTCACCGAATGGGTATAATTTACATGCAAAAGCCCGCATATCCCGACGGGATAGCATGGAAATAACGTCCAGCGTTGGCTCATTGTCCACCATTCCAACATAACCGACCGTGACGTAAGAGTGGTTATATTCGTTGTAATCGGATAGGACGAGCCGGTTTCCGTCCATGGCTGAAATAACGAAGGCCCTTTGGAAATATGACCGGGAGTCGTACACATCATAGTGACCAAACCCCGGGAGGTCAATGGCATAACCACGACCGACAACTTTCGATCCGACGCGGTCATAATTAATTAGGGTGACGTTGATAATGTCCCCAATTTTGATGGGTTGCGATAAGGCGAGGCGACTCGGTGCAGTTACGGAACCGTTGGACGTGCTGGCTAAAGTCCCTATATTAATATCATAATCACTGGACACGAATGAGCCGATTTTGTTGAGATAGTAATTTTCGTCGCTGTAATAAAGGCTGGGCTTGGATTCGTAAACCTCGCACATGGCGATTTTTGGCAGTGTCATATTGTTAGTACCTCCCGGCGCATAATAATGGTGGACAACGTGACACCGTCACACACCAAGACGTCGTCAACGTTGGCGCCCGTTTTTACGTAATTTTTAAAATCGATTCCAATCGACGAGCCACCGACCGTGTAAATATTAGCCCACGGTGCGGTATCAATCACAACATTTCCAGCCGTTACGAAATCAAACTGATTTACCATGACGTCAGTGGCGCCGGCTTTAATCGCGATGCTTCCGCCTTTGTTGGCGTGACCCACTAGCAAATACGAAGAGTAAGAGCCGGCAAATGGGCCGTTTTGGTCGATGTCGTCCTCTGTGTAATTATGCACGCTGGCTTTGAAGTTATACGGTTTGATTTTTACGTGATCGCCTTTCATTTTGGCGAGTCCGTCGGTCAGTTTGTCTTTTGTGTCCTTTTCTTCCTGCGCTGACGCAAAGCCGTTTCCCTTAATGTGTGTGGCTTGGTGCATCATGTGCGATCCGGTGAGCTGAGACAGGGCCAGCTTTTCTTCGTGGCTTACTGTTAAGCTCGGAGCATGGACGGCAAAAACGGCGTAAACATCGGAGCCTTTTTGTAGTACGTTTCCCCATTTATTATACCACGAGCCACGGCGGATGACTTCCTCGATTATTTGCCCGTACCAATACGGGTAGCTAAAAGGCATGGCTTTGTTGTTTTCGGGGTAGTTTGAGAAAACCTTAAGTTTGTGATCACCGTTTAAGTTTTGAGCTGTCCCCGGGTGGAGTGAGCGAGCCGCGCCAGTTTGCGTAAACGTGTAAAGCATTTGCCAAGCTCCAACCGTTGAAATGGTGATCGTTTCCATTAGCGAGGCTTGGGCATAGTTGCCCTCAGTTTTGGTGATGTCCGAAACATAGCCCGGCCGGTAAGCATAAGTGTACCCGCCATGAGTTGGGACGGCATAACGGAGCCACACCATTTGGCGTTGTGATAGGGCGGTGACCACATCCAAATATTTTTCATAGCCGGTGCTTTCCATTGTGGTTTGAAAAACCATCTTGAAGCTGATTTGACCGTTTGAAACCCCAAGCTGGCCGGCTTCGTTTCTTGTGTATCCTCCGCCGAGGTTGTTGGGCGTGTATAGTGGCGTTTCACTTCCAACGATTTTGGCGGATGTGAGTTCCTGCCCCGGGTTGGTTGCTATCAGGTCGTAAATACGTAATGGCATTTTCTTGCTCTCCTTTGCTTTTCTCGTGCTGTTCTTTCCTATTATTATATCATGAAAGCCCCATTTTGTCCGACATAATAAAAAGGAGGGGTTGAAACCCTCCTTTTTTATAGCTCGGTGCGAATGACTGCCGATTCTCCGATCGTGAAACCGACCACAAAAAACTTTGTTTCTTGCGGTGTTTCTTGCTTGTGCTGGTAATCGAGCACGGACGAAAGCGTCCGGCGGTACGGTGTCGCGCCTTGTGTTCTTACAATGACACTCATTTTTTTTCCTCCCTTTTATGCTAATCCCAGTTCCACCTCATGGCGGATTTGGCGAGCCAAGCTTGTCACATCCATTCCCGGCGCTGGGTTGATGTTGATGTGTACTGCGTTTGAGCTGTTGTTGTTGATGGTTGAAGCGCTGGAATAATTGCCATAGCTTGCATACTGGGCCCCGTCGTGAGAAGCTCCATCAGCTGATCCAAAGAACGTATCTTTGACCCAGTTCCAAATCCCTTCTCCGAGTTTTCCAATGGCGCCGATCAAGTCGGAAATCCAACCAACAAAGGTGCCGAGTGCTTTGGACACGACGCCAAGAGTTGACGCGATACTTTTGAGGCCTTCAGCTACAATGGAACCAATGAGCCAGCCCAAGAAGTCCGTGAATGGCTTGATGTTTTTAATCAGCTTGCCGATATTTTCCCCAAGCTCGCTGAATGACTGCCAGAGAAAATCAAGAATTCCGGTCTCTTTCATTTCGTCCAGTGCATTCTGGATTGGTTGAAGCGCCGAATCAAGGAATGACTTGACAACGTCAATCGCTCCGCTGATGGTTTTGCCCCAGCTGGTGAAATCCGCATCTTTGAAGAAGTCGGTGACGATTTTGAGCGCTTTGCCGATAACGTCGGAAACCGTTTCACTAAATGATGTGAACACATCAATGACGCCTTGGATTCCGGTTTGGAATGCCTTGCTGTCGGTAAATTCGGCCCAGGTGTCGCCGATGCCTTTGATGCTGTCGGCTATTCCCTTGATGTTCTCTTGGATGCTTGGGTCATTAAATGCCCCACTAATTGCCTGACCAACATTTGTCGCCACGGACAAAAGCGACGCCGACAAACCGGCAAAGGCTGTGAGTATCGCTTGGAAGGCGTCGGATTCGATGAAGTTTTTGACATTCTCGAAAATGCTTTTGATGTTTTGGAATGCGTTTTGGATTTTCTCGTTGTTTTCAGGGTCGGCGAAGGCGTCGCCGATGGCTTTACCCACTCCCTTAATGATCCCGAAAATTTGCGCGATTGCGTCGTTGATACCTTGGAAGGTTTCCTTGATGGTGTCGGCGTTGCCTTGGTCTTTGAACATGCCAGTGAATGCACCGCTCACGTCTTTGACGAGTGAAACAATACCACCAAGCACGGTGGAAAGTACGCCAAGGGTCCCCGTGACGAATTCCTGGAAGCCTGGAGTTTTTACCATGTCGGCTAGGTTTTTGCCAATATCCTTGACACCTTCGACAATGTGCGAGATTGTGTCGCTGGTGTCGCTGTTCTTGAATGCCTCACCGATGGACTTAATTAGCCCGGTAATGATATTGGCAACAGAACCGACCAGCGAAACGATGCCGTCCACCACTTGCTTGAAAATTGGCGAATCCGCCACGCTTTTTACACTGTCGACAATTTGCTTAATTAGGTTTCCAACTGCACCCAGTGAATTTTGCATGGTGTCGGATGCGAAAGCATCGCCAAGCACTTTGGCGATTGACTTGACCGCGTCCAAGATGGAGCTGATCACATGGCCGGCACCCTCGAAAGCTTTATTCCAGTCGATTTTTTCGACCATGGAGCCGACACCTTTAAGGACGACCCCGACAGCGTCGCTGATTTGTTTGAGGACGTCAAGAGCTCCGCGGAATACGTCGCCAAAGTTAATATGTTGACCGATGGTTTTTAACACCTCAAAAACGGCTTTTGTTTTGGCTCCGACGATGTCAAACACCTTGACAAGTCCGTCGAGCACGGTTGAAAAATCCACACCCTTAAGGGCGTTTTTGATAGTGTCACCAATTCCGCTGACCCGTGAAAAGGCTGATTCTAAGCCTTTCGTAATGGGTGAAAAATCCATACCGTCGATTTTGTCGGTCAACTTGCTGACAAAGTCGATTCCTCCAGCTGTCAACTTACTGTAAACGGACTGAAATTTTTGACCGATCGTTTCTTGGAGTGTTTCGAAAGCTTCACCCATGGTTTTTGGCACGGTTGCGGCTTTTTTGGCCGCATCGGACTGTCCAATTTTGGCCACGGCTTCATTGACCATTTCAGCGGAAATGGCGCCTTTTTCCATGGCCTTGCTAAATCCGCCCATACTTGCGATGATATCCGGGTAATTTCGCTCAATTTCCTTCTTAATGGCGCCACCAATTCCCGCATCGCGTAATTGATTAAAGTCCTGAGCGGTCAATTTTGTGGCGCTGTTAATTTGGGAGAAAATAACCCCAATGTCGGAGAGCTTGCGGGAACCATCACCTAGTAAGGCGTAAGCGTTGGCGATGTTTTTGGTTAGTGTGCCGGCCTTATTGGCTTCAACGTTTGAAGAAACCAAACCTGAAACCACCTTATTTAACTCGCTTGAGCCGTAAGTGGTGGTTTTGGCGTAGTCCGCCATGTCCCGGGTTAGTTTGTTGATGGTGCCGGAATCCACATCAGCAAAATCTAAAACGTTTTTGAGTGACTTCGCTGATTTTTGGGCCTCTTCCATAGATGAGACCGCACCTTTAACGGTGCCAGATACGGCATTAGTGATATTTTGGCCAATGGTTAAGAGTGACCCGCGGACGATGGTCCCAATTCCTGACGCGATACCACGAAACGGAGCAGTGATGGCGCCGGTAATCGCATGACCAATGCCACTCATTCCGCCAACAATTGTGCGACTGATAAATCCGCCAACCGCTGAAAATGCACCAGTTACGGCATTTTTAACCATTCCGCCCGCGGATTTGATCCCCTCAACGCCAAGGCGTCCAACGGTTCCCCATACGGTGCTCAAGGTTTTGACAACGGCGGTCCCCATTTGAGCCGCGGCATTAACCGCCATTCCGGAAACTGCCGAAATGCCCGATTTGGCAACGCTTCCAAGGTTGCCGATAATGGCTTTTGGCGCTTGTCGTAAAGTTGACGTGAGGCCATCAATACCAGCGGAAGAGAGCATTTTGAGCTTTTCGGTAACCGTTCCGGGAGCTTTGGCGATATCTTTGATCGTTGAAATGATCCCGCGCGCCTTATTGGTTACGCCATCGTGTAGGACGACGTGGGCTTCCGCTTTTGCGTCAGATATGCTTTTCAGTTTCGCCTTGGTTTCATTGATTTGCTTGGTGATTTCCGTAAAGCCTTTTGGATCGGCTTTAACGTTAATATGTGAGAGCTCGGTGTCAAGTACATTGACACGACGCGTCAACAATTCCGCCAACTTGTCAAGCTGGTGAAAATTGGCTTTTACTTGGTCGAATCCGGCTTTTGAGCGGTCAAAATTGATGATCTCCTTTTGATTGCCTAATGTCGAAATCGCCGCGTCGATACCCTCGATGGAACGGCCAAATTCACGAACTCCAGTTCCGGGGTCAAATTTAAAAGTACCAGCCGTCGCGTTTAGTCGCTTGACAGCTGACTCACTGACGGAGAGCTGACGGGTTAGAGAGCGTGATTCTCTCTCAGCGTTCGCCACTTGTTTGGCCAATTTGAAATACGCGCTTGGGTCCACATCCGGGTCAATTTTGTCCAGGTCCTCGCGAAGTAGTTTCGCTTTTTCGTTTGACAAAGCCAAGGCTTGGGCCAGTTGCTCGTGCCGTTTGGTTACCAAATCCGCATTGGTTGGGTCCAACTTCATGTCTTTGCCGAGTTCGTTGGCTTCCCTTTTGGCTTGGCTAATCGCCGCGGTTACCGTTTTTAAGCTCTTTTCGAGCTGGACGGTTTTACCGTTGATTTCGATTTCCAGTTTGTTTGCCATATCTTACCTCCTTTTTTGTTGTTGTTGTGCTACTTTGTTATATACATCAATGGCCATATCATATGGCGCATCCAGTAGCACTTGGTCATTGATATGCTCGGACGCCGTCAAATTGACAATGGTTGTCATAACTACCTTTTTTGGGTAACGCTGGCGGGTCCTCGCGTGGAGTTCGTCGATTTTATCGGGTATAAAATCCGGGCCGTCTTCGTCTTCCTCCGGTGTCACCGTTGGTGTCATCAAGTCCAAAAGCGGGCCGTCTGGATCAATTCCGATCGAATCCAGCCCCTCCATAATTTGGGAAGTGACTAAACCCAGCTCGTTTTTTTGTCCGAGTTCTTGCAGTGCTAAATTTTGGTCCAAGGTTTGGAAGTCGTCGAAAATGTCCCGCCCGGTTTGCAATGTATAGTTCATCACCTGTCGTAATGTTAACATATTAACCTCTCAATATATGAAAAAGGCTACGGCTCAAAAAGCCATAGCCGTGTCAATTAGCTGAATAAGTCATCAGCCAACTCTGCCGGGTCGACATTGTCGATAATGTCGTAGCGTTCGTCGTCGTTGCCTTCTTTGGTTAACCGTTGGTACTCCTTGCGGGCGTCAATGACGTTGTAAGTGTCTAGCAGGTAAAGGCCAAGCGTGAGGACTTCGAGAGCGTTGATTTTTTCCTCGCCTGTACCATCACCCACTTTTTGCACGATGTCGAGCAAATGCTCGCCAGTGACCAATTTGAAGTTTTTGAGTTTGCTATATTTAACTTTTGACATTTTGGATATTTCCTTTCGTTTTCTATTGATTAGGCTGTACGGGTTGCGGTTGCTTGGGAGTTAGGCAAGACCGTAGTCGTTCCCGGTACATAGTCAGGTAGGATAATTCCGCCCCCGTCGATGTAATCGAGTACCTTTTGTACGTCATCACCGTAGTAGATATACTCGAATTCCGCTGATTTCAAACCTTTTTTAGTTGTGTAATAATCCGAGCCTGATGCTTGCACCGCTGCTTCCCATTGTACCGCTGTTGGGGTTTCCGAGCTGTCGGTGGTTGTTGATTTGCTTGGTTTGGATGTTACACTCATATTAGGGTAAATCGTCACTAACAGTGCGCGGGTTCCATCACGCTTGGTTCCAAGTGTTGCGTATTGAATCAAGCGTTGTGGATATTGACCAACGGAAGCAAAACCGGCGCCGTTTGTTGTTGTGTCTTGACCAAAGAACTTGACACGCAAATCCGGATCAAGTTGCAAGAAGTTAAGGGTACCTTTAAGGAGTGATGCCCCCGCGATGGTTGCGTGGTCAGGTACATCATCAGCCGCGATGTTGGTTACGTTGGCTTCATCCGACATTGCGGAAACCGAAACCAATCCAGTACCGCGGATTACGTCGCTGTACTTGGTTTTGCTGTCTAGTTGGGCGATCAGAAGTCGTTGGTTACCGTGGAACATGGCACGATCATTATATTTAAATACCATTTTATTTTACCTCGTTTATTTTAGTTTTTGTCTGGCGTCTTTTAGGACGCGGGTTAATGTCCTTGCCCCGTCTGGGTAATGGCGCGGAGCTAAGAACACCAAAGCGTGGTAGGATTTGTCAGTGTAGTTGGAGCGGTTACCACCATCTACCAAGTATGTCGCGGTTTGGCCTTGTTTGGCTTTTTGTTTCGCCGTCATCTTGATATTGCGCGAAAGTTCACCCGTGCGTTGATGGCGTCGAGCATAAAGACGGAGATCGTCCATCACGCCTTGCGCTACATCACGCACCGCATCATCTGCGATGGCTCGCACGTTGTCCGCGATGGCTTCTAAATTGTCATTACTCATCCGGCACACTCCCCGGGCCGTATAGTGTTACCGACCCTGTAAAAATATTGTATCCACTGTCTTCATCGTATTCGACAAAATTGACTCCATTTTCCAATTGCTCGATAATGTCGCGATTTGTGAAAGCGGGGCGATTTTGTAAGAAAATGAGATCGTATGTGGATGAAGCAATCATGGGGACGCCGTCCGAGTATACAGGCTGTGAGCCTCGGTGGGTAATAAAAAGCGTGGGTCTGGTGATCATGTCTTTGGTGGTCCCAAGCACGATATCCCAATCAGGCAACTCTTCAGCCAGCCAACGGTAAAACTCGTAATATGTGCGATACATCATTAGCGTTTCCCCCTTGCTGAAGTTCCTTCTATATAATACGACGTGCCGGTGTTATCCTGTGTAAAATCGGTCACGCTGTATTTAATACCCTGGTGGATAAAATACGGCGTGTTGTCCTGATTGTACCCGGGGCCGTAAAGTTGGACTTTAAAGCGTAATGCTCGGCCAGCTCCTCGCTCGTTGTACTTGTCGCGCTGTTCTCGTGTGACCTTTTGTTTGACAATTGGGACATCTAACCGCGTTTCGGTTTCGATGTATTCCCCGTTTTTGTTTTTGGTTTGGGTGATCGTAATGAGTGTTACTTGGTCATACATATCAGGCACCTCCATAGGTTAGCTGGTTGATGATTTGCCGTAGTCGCTCGGTTTCACTTTGTCGAAATGTTGGGGCCGCGTCCTGCAACATGCCCAGCCGTACATACGTATTAACGTACGCCGAAACAAGGGGCCTTTTTGCACCAGTGATACCAGCCACGGCGAGTGAGGAGAGGGCTGATTCAATCAAGCCCAACACCTCCTCGTCATAGACTGTGACACCATCGGGCATTCTCAGGTAGGTCTTAGCGTCCTTTAAAAATTCGTTTGGTGTCATTGTTTTACCTCACTTTTAGCGTTCAGTATCGATTACCGCGATACCGTTAAACGCTACCGGGCGACCAGTTGCCGGGGTTTCCACTAGGATGTCATTTTCATTGCGGAGCAATTGGAATTGCTCGATACGTGCCAATGGTTGGTGGTCAATATGATAAGCACCTTCAGCCATTACGGTTGGTTTGATTGCTTTTGTTCCGTTGTAGATTACGATTCCGTCAAGGCCAAAAGTGTCTTGAATCGCTTGGTTCGTTGAGAAAAATGTGGTGTTAGGCCATTTAGCACGGACCGCCGCGATAATGTCGCGTTTTTGTTGTTTAGTTACGATCAAGTACTTGCGCCCTGGTGCGTCGATGGCATCGACCGCTTCTTCTACTGCGGCCACAAGGTCTTTTTTGCCGGCTACGTGTGCCACTTTGTTTGTGTCGGTTTCATTCAAAATCGAAATAAAGCCATTTTCAGCAGTAGACGATCCAGTTTCACCATCAGTGGCACTTCCTTCAACTAGGGCCAAATCGACGATTTTATCAATAACACGTTGGGCCAATTCAGCGACAATGGTGTTGTATAGCTCGCCGTAGTTGTCAATGGTGCGTTTGTCGATTTCGTTGATGCTTTGCACCTTGTAAATCATTTTCGGTTTTATCGCGCTCACTTTAAGGCTTGCGGCTTGTTTTACCTTGTCCGTACCTGGAATGTGCACCTGCGCTTCGTCGCTTGATGTCAATTCACGAGTAACCAAGAGCGCGCCCAAGTTTGAAATTTTGAAAAGTGGATAAACGGGATTGGAACGTGTGAGCACTGTTTCCAATTGAAGCTCCAATTTACGCGGAAGGTAATTATCCTTATCAGTGACGGTGATTCCGTTTTGGGCCAATTTCTCAGTCCACGCCTTTTTAAATTCGGCGTCAGATACTGAATTGAGGTGGAGAGTTGCGAAATCCTCCATTGCTTTTTCAGTTTCTAGGTATGGTTTGTTTACTGTTTTGTCCATGTTGTCCTCCGTTTGGATCAGTTGATTGCGTTGTGATTTTAGCTCTTTGATTTCGTCGCTGATTTTGTTGAGTGCCTCAACATCGGTCGCGACTTTGGCTGATTCCGCCAACTCTTCTAGCTTGTTATCGATGGATTCGATTTGGTCGATCAGTTTCATCAGTTGTCCCTCCATATTATTATCTTATCATATTATACCACTTTTATCTGACGGCGTCAGAGAAAAAGTGCGCTACGAAGCACATTTAGCCGGATTTTTTCCATTTCGTCTTCTTCGTCGTTTTCGGTTTCATCCGTTGTAACCGTCGCGGTTACATCAGCCGGAGCCTCTCCGCCTTCGGCTTCTTCGGTTTCTTCTTCGGTTTCGGCTTCGTCCGTTGTAACCGTCGCGGTTACATCAGCCGGGACCTCTCCGGCTTCTTCTTCGGGTTGTTCTTCGTCCGTTGTAACCTTTCCGGTTACATCAACTGGAACCACTTCCGGGTTTTCCCCGTTCGTTGTAACCGTCGCGGTTACATCAGCGGAGCCCTCTTTGTTTTCCGATACTTCACCGGTGTGACGATCGGCACCAACGCTAACGAGTGAAACCTCTTTTAAAATTGCGCTATTCACGCGGACATATTCGCCGTCTTCCATCACGTCGTAATCCTTGATGTAATAGCTCACGCTCAACTCATTAATCACGCCATCGCGCCAAAGTTGCTCCGCGTGTTGGGCTTGTGGGGTTGTGTCGTAAATTGTGATCTCTCCCACAAATTCGCCGGCTTCGTTTGGCTTTCCATCGGTTGTGATATATCCGACGACGTCTTCCACTCGGTTGTCCGCGTGTTCAACGAGGACCGGGTAACGGTCGCGGGTGGTTTG